CTTTAATGCTATCACCAACTTGGAATAGAGTTGTGTTAGTACCACCTTGAGTTTCTTCAATACCATAAAGAGAGCTGAAGATACCACCATCAAGATTAATTTGATTAGCATAGTCAGTGTTTGTATTAATCAAATCAGGAATACCATCACCTGCTCCTGCATTCTCATCATCATCTTCAAAATCTTTATCTTGTAATGTTGTGATAGGATCTGTTAATGCTGTAATAGTGCTTCCAACCGAATCAATAACGACATGTGGTAAAACACCTGGACCAGTTGATGCAGCAACACCTGCATCAAACTGAACAATAGCATCCTCAGTCGCTGCTCTACCACCATCAATGAATGCTAGTTCATCAACTTCAAATGTAACAAGAAGTTCTCTTGTTGAAGGATCCCAGTCATATACTTTTGCAACTTTGTTATTAGCATTTTCAACACGACGTATAACTCTATCACCAACATTAAATTTATAAAGTGATAATCCAGTAACACCATCATTTTGATTAGCATCCAATATAACTCTTTGATCATAGTTAAAGTTTACACCACGAGTTAAACCAGTAAACCTACCTGCGGTCTTAGATGTATATGTTATAGTTTCTCTATTGATTATTATTTGACCAGAACCAGGATATGCATCTGTAGAGTCAACATATATGTTTGTATCATTTGCGGTAACATCTTTGACAAGACCTGTTAAGTATATCGCAGATGAGTTAAATGCCTGTCTTGCTCTAGTCTTACGTTTAAGATTTACAAGTTTTGTGAATATAATGTTTGGAACTGAGGTGTATCCTTCACCTGGATCAGTGATATTAATACCTGTGATAGCACCCTGTGATATAGTTGCTTCTGCTTTTGCACCTATACCTCCACCACCAGTTATGAGAATATAAGGTTCTTCTTGATAAAACTCACCTGGATTTACAATATTGACAGATGTAACTTTACCTAGAGTATCAATCTCAGCAGCACCCTGTGCACCTTGTCCACCACCACCTTCAAAGATGAGTGTTGGAGGAGTAGCATAGTTTCTACCTTGATTGAGTAGAGATAGACCAGTAACAGTCTGAACAGTAGGAGTTCCTAATGCACCAGATCCTTCTCCACCAAGAATTTTTGCTTTTGCAGGACCAAAATAGTTATCACCCTTTACAGTCATCTTAACATAAGAGACTGATCCGTTAGGATTTAAAACAACATCACCTGTTGCTAGTGATGGGAATATAGCAGGTTGTGCGGGAACTGTATTACCTTCAAATATAGGTTCGCTATAATACTTGGGACCTATGGCATAAGGATATACAGGATTACCACTACCATCCTCAGTCATAAAGTAAGCATAAGTTCCATTAGGATACTCTGGTGTTACTCCAAACTTACCATTGTACTCATCTAAAGTTCCTACACTAGAATCGTAAATATAATCTGATGTGAGGTCTCCAAGAATATAACCATCGTTAACAAGTCTTAGACCATGACCTGAGGAAATGTATCCAAAAAGATATAGGACGCTAGGTGCATCTACAGGAACTGTAAATGTTATGCCTCTGGTTGTTGCTCCATTAAATAAACTCAGATATTGTTGATATGTAACGTTACTGCCATTGATCTGATATGATATGCCTTGACCCGAATACAAGACTGATTCTAAACCAATAACTACTGGATTATTTGAATGCCAACCATCTGTTTGCGTAGAAATAAGTATATGATTCGACCCTGTATTACTTGCGTCGTCTTGGTTGAATATATACGTTCTTCCTCTTTTCAGATTTAAAAACTCAGGTGATGATCCATTGAATGCAAACTCACCATTAGCAACAGTAACTGTAAAAGTTTCTGTACCTGCAGTGTTTACAATCGGTCTAGCACCTTGTAACTCAGCAGTGGTTCTTAATCTATAACTAGAAGTTTCCCTTGCTGCTGTGCCAGAAGAATTATATCCCCATGGTCCGTATATTGGATATCCATCAAAGGACATCCCAATAATCTTGGAGTGACCATCAGTATGTCTAGAATAATCTAATGTTCCTGCATTTGCAGTACCATAAAAATCCTCGACATAGTATGTATTCATATTAACGTCATCATCAGTGTCAGTTGTGGTATCCAAGATCATATAACCTTCATCGCCAGAATACCCTGACATATAACGATGATTACCACAATAATAATATATTTTCTGTGTCTCATCAGCATTCATTATGAATATTGGTCTTAATGAATTTTCATAATCTGCAGCATGAGCAGGAGGAGAAGTAACAGTGAAACTATTACCTTGTCCTGTATGATAATGACACCAATAATACATTGTTGAAGGTGCACTGGTAGGTACAGTCCATGTAACTGTGCGACTTGTAGCAGCATTAAATCCGCTAACATATGCTGCCATAGAAACAACAGATCCATCCAACTTATAAGTAACACCATTCATATAATGACCATGACCACCGTGATCTCCACCAGGTCCAGTACTAAACATTAATGGATGATTTGCTCCACCATATACTTCGTTACTATTATCTGACTGATCAAAGATATAAGTTGAACCTCTTACTAAAGCATAGTTGGCAGGTTTTTCAACGCCATCAAAATAATATACGCCCGTAGATTGTCCTGCAACACTATCTACACCTATCGTTACTGCAATATTAACAGTAGATATAGTAGCAGAAGAACCTGTGCTATTGTAATATAATGTTCCGCCATTTAGTGTACCATCAGCAGTTGTAGAGAACTGCATAGGATGAGAACTATTTGAACTATCTGCTTGATCCCATATTATGAGGTAGTTTTTCTTAACTTTAATATTTTCTGGAGCAAGGTAGAATTGACCTGGCGTAAAATTACCAAACTCTGATGCATCAGCACCAAACTCGATATAAAACAGACCATTAGGGAAAGTGATAGGATCACTTGCCACTCGAAACTTAAATCCATTTGAACCTAGACATAAATCTTGATCTTGAAAAGCACCACCACTCGTGTCTCTCAAGTATACTCTAGTTATAACATTTAAATTATTTCTAACAACCTTCGCAATAGTTCCTCTTGCAGTCCCTGCTACCTCATCTACTATTCTACCTACTTCTACATTACCTAGAGTTTCATCTACAGAATCAACTATTAACATTACATTATCAAGTTCAGTCTTAACAGTCCATGTAAACTGTTCTTGAAGTCCCCATTCAAATACACCATTTGCAAGTTTGAACTCTTCTAGAGTTTTACTTGTATGATAATAATATACTTGATTATCTAATATTGCATCATATAGGTTTGTATTTTTGATGTAGTTATATTTTATAACATCAATAGGTAAGTTTGTAGGTGCACCACCTGCTGTACCCCAATCAGCAGTATGTAATAGACCACCATTTGCTAATATACCAACTGCCTGATTAGTTGAAAACTGTCTTGTACCTGGATTTGGAACATCTTTACCACCACGAAATACAAACTCTTGATTAAAAGTTCTATCAAGAATTGTAGTTGCTCCACCTGGTTGATACTCAGTTGGAAATATTTGAGATGGTTTAGGATGATTATCAGATACTATTGTTAATCTGTCAGTCTTTACTGTACCAGATGTAGCAAAGGTTCCTGTTGTTGGTGAGTTAGGATGACCTTGCCATATTCTATTAAAATCAAATGAATCTACTACGTTTGGTGTTTCTTGCTCAGGAATGATCTGCAAACGTAACGGATCATATCCTCTTCCTCTATTTAAAACTCTTACATGGATTATCTGTCCTGCACCATCATCAATGATTGGATATAATAATGCCTCTACATCAGGTGTACCACATCCAGTCACAGTAAGTCTAGGTGGATCAGATTGATTATAACCTGATCCTCCATTTATTACTTTTACAGCACGAACTCCAAATACTTCATCAAAGATTGGTTCAATGACTGCGCCTGATCCTGGAACGTCTCTTGCCATTTAGTTATGATACTACATTAATAGTTCCTTGCATTGCAGCATGGAGTGTACACTGATAATAAAGAGTTGATGGAGCATCAAAAGGTACAGTCCAATATAAGATTGAACTTATACTACCAGTTTGTCCTGTGGTATATGGTGTGCCAGATAAACCCTGTGTTGATTGAATCCTAAATGGGTGTCCACCTCCTTCAACACTATTGTCAAATGCATAAGTAAATCCTCTATGCACATATAATGTTGGGTCACGGTTTTCCCCTGCAGGAAGACCAGGTCCACTGATTAGGAAGTCGTTACTAGCATTCTCTACAGGTGCACCTATCTCATACCATATGATTGGTCCAGTTGTAGGAGTGGGAATCCACTCAGATCCTGACCAATACAACATATCACCTTGAGTTAGACCTGATGTATTTGTATCAGTTAGAGCAGCAAGTGTTGTTGTCAAAGTTCCAGAGAAGTTCACCGTTACAGTGTCTCCAGAAACTGCAGTAGTAATATTGGTACCACCTGCAATAGTCAGTGTATCTGTCTGACTGTTAGCAGTTGTAGATCCTGTGTCACCTGCAACAGATGCAAATAAGTTGATACTTCCAATACCTGCAGTATCATCAGCAGGTAACCATTTGCCACTAGATGTGTTCCATTTTAAAACTTGATCATTATTAGGGGGTGTTGTAGTCGTATCAACATCAGATAGCATGTTAACACTAGATCTTTCAGTCAATAGTTTTACTTGAGAGTTACCTACACCACCTGCAGTGATATTCATATTTACATATGGATTATCATCACCACTGACTGTAAAGAAGTAACCTCTATAAGTTCCAACTGCAGGTGCTCCTGCTAGTGTACTATATTCATTGTCATATGTTATTGATGTTGGAAATATAATTGTCCCACTTTCTGCAGCGTTTGGTGCTGCCTTTGTACCTTTGAATATTGATGTTACGCCACCTGCTGATAATGTTAAATCTCCTGATCCATTTGTTGCTACCGCTATATTACCGTTACTTGAAGAAACTATAGAGTTTCCATTTACATCTAATGCTGCAGTCAGGTTAGTGTAATCTGAAGGCAGGAATGTGGCACCGTTATATCTTAATACTTGTCCCACAGCAGGGTTTGTGGTATCGACAGTAAGTGTCGTACCATTTCCTAGGGCAGTATATATTTCATTAAAGTTGTCATTGACCTTATCGCCTCCGACTCTCAGGGTATCACCCGTGTTGTCGTTAGCAGCAGATCCAAGACCTATCGTTTGCTTGGCCATCGCTGATACAATTTTTAGTTATTTATGGGGTTTCGGGGTCTACCAACTCCTCTCCGTAAGTTGATATATCTGGAGCAGTCCAGTCATCAGGTACGGTAGTCTCAACATTGATAGCAGGATTTTGGTATCCAGTACCACTTGCACTGAGTTCAACACCTGCAACACCAACTAGTGCACGGATGTTTCCATCAAATCCTGAGATGGAGTCTATTCTAACAGTTGGTCTAGTTGTGTATCCAGAACCACCGTTAGTAACTTGAACCTGATCAATAAATCCAGATGTTAAGACTGCAGTTGCA